AATGCCTTGGCTTGTTAAATGATCTGTGTTATCAATCAATACCCATTTACCAGTTAAACTATTGTATTTGTAGATTGTTGGGAAAGCTTCGGTATCTTGCGGATCGATCCATAAATCACCATTGGCTAATGGCCCACCACTACTTTGTAATGTAGGCATACTAGCACTGATAATTGGACCGTTTGGATCTGTAACTAGTGCGCCGCCAATAGGGTAAACTTGTTGGTTGTAAGCCTGGGCTGTTGTATCTAAATATCCAACCCACTCCATACCATTATTAATCATGATATCGATATCTTCTAAGAATGTATCGTACCATAATGTACCATCAGCTGGGGTTGTTGTCGGAGCACTTATCGATGGTGTTGCAAAACCTGTACCAGCTGTACCAACAGTACTTGACCACAAGCTAGCAACATATGTTCCTGATTCTGCCCATGTAATGCCGTTTTCTTCACCTTCGTCGATAATCGCTGCTGTAACATTCCAATAAGCTGTTGTTCCTACGGTAAACAACCTATCTAATGTATTGTTATCGTAAAAATACATATCACCGCCATTAGTATGTGTGATTGTAATAGAATTATCAGCATTACGTTTAGCCGTAACTGCTGTTCCTGCTACTGTTTGTAGGATAGCTGCTACCAATGCTTGTGAATCATTTACAGCATTTCCTACCGCTGTAAATGTAACAATACCTGGTGATCCAGGATCACCGTTAGTAAAGCTAGCTGGAGTTAATGTTTTAGATCCGGTTTCTGTACTAGCAATAAAGAACTGATATTCTGTTCCATTTGTAAATGTATCGTTATGGATAATGCTACTAGTAATTGCTGTTTCGCCTGTGCCTACTCGACGATATAATTTAAAGTCTGCGTAAGGAGTAACTGGATGCTCGTCATCATTGTATTTTACAAATACTGTGTTAGCAGGTAAATTAATTCCGCCGCCGTTTGGATCCAATGCGGCCAATGCTTCGTATGTTGTTTTGAACAATTTAACAGGTTGTGTGATCCACGATTCTGTTGTAGCATTGTAACGCTTAATAATCCAATCAGCACCTAAGTTAACGGGAGTTGTTTTGATCCATATACTGCCTGTTGGCTGTCCGTTTGCTGACCCTGGAGTTGCAAATGTACCATACTCTGGTGGTTGAAAGTGAGGACTAATTGTTAGTACAGGTGGATAATAAGTTGCCGATTGTAGTCCTAATTTAGCAACACTTGTTCCAGACAATGTGATATTTGTTGAACCATCTGAATATAAATTCAAGTAACCGTTAATAGCTGCGGCTGTAATAGTTGAACCAAATGCGCTCATAATTGCTGTTGCTAAATCTGTAACGTTTGTTACATTTCCAACCGGAGTACCGTTGATAATTAAAAAATCGCCTGGAGGAGTTAACTGGCCAGAAAGGCCGTTCAATGAAAGATCACTAGGGCCATTAACAACCAATCCGTTAACACCATTAACACCTGAAACTGTATAACCGTCTAATGCTGTTCCAGTTCCAGTAATTACCCAGCCGTTAACTAACAATGAAGAACCATTGTACATACTAGCATAATTACCACTAGCAATATGTAAAGTAGTTCCTCTGTCACCAGCCCCGCCCCAGCCGCCGGTGCCTGGAGTGCCATCGATATACCCTGTAAATGACAGTGGACTGCCAACTGATGCGACTAGTGTTGGATTTGCAACTGAACCAGTTGCTGTAGGACGACTTAATGCCCATTCAGGACTACCTACTTTAACCCATGTACCTGCTGCTGAATCAGTTTGTGGTTTTTTATACCATATAATGTTTAATGTAGTTACACTAACAATGGCATATTCGCCCACAGCGCCAACGCTGTCCAACGGAGCATATGTTGACTCGTCAACTAATGCCATATCTGTAATTGTTGTGACGTGCTTATGCGTAAATGTTTGGCCGTGTTTTACTCTAATAGAGTTACTATTCCATTCAAACAAACCAAAATTAGTAGCACCTAAATCTAACCACCAAGTACCGTCTGTAGGTAATCCTGCTGGAATTGTTGAACTGCCTAATAATTGTTTTGTATCTAAATCTGCACGGACAACATACGCACGATTGCTTACGCCCAATAAACTGTATGCAGCTTGCAAGCCATATTCGTTTAACTCGCCAGCATTGACTGGGTTGTTTTCAGCATCAGTTTGGAAGTATGGGATACCAAAAGTATTTCCAAGATCCATTTGACTTGTAAGTAAGTATACTTTACCTGCATTTGCTTTTACTGTGCCAGGTGCTGTACCTGTGCCTGAAGTATTTTTCTTATCTTGTTGACTAGCAACAACAATTAAAGGAACGGTACCTGGGGCGCCAGGTGTGTAGAATGATTCGTCTACTACTGTTACGCTTACGCCGGGTGAACTAAGTTGAGCCATATTGTAATCTCCATGAGTGCATGTTCTTAATGTATTTATGGTAATTTGGAATTTCTGGTGTGTTATACACCCACGAAAAGGCCTTGAAAAGGCCAGGTCTTATTAAATAAAATATGAGACCACTATGTTCGTGCGGATTACGCCCAACCGCTATAAACTATAAAAAGCATGGCAAGACTTTTTACAGAAGTATGTGCAATGTTTGCCTTAAACACGGTGCAGATGCAGGAGCACCGAGGTGGCATCGATCCGGATACCGCATCAAGAATCAGTGCGACAAATGCGGATTTAAAAGCCTGCACTCAGAAGTATTTGCTGTATTTCATGTAGACGGTGATTTAAATAATTGTCGCCCTGCTAACTTAAAAACTGTTTGTGCTAATTGCTCTCGAGTTCTGCACAAAGAGAATGTTCGTTGGCGCCAAGGCGATCTAGTTCCGGATTTATAATTTTTTGTACTTTAGCGTACAAGTCGTCGATGCTGGAATCATTGGTTAGAACATGATCAAAGCTGGTACCAACCCATGCAGTCTCGCTAGCATGAATTTTTAACTTGTCCATTCTAGTCTTGGCTAACATCCAGTTTATATGATGATCGCCGGCATTCATATCTACAGCATCTTGATACCAGGTGGGCTCTTCGCCTCGTTTTACACGGATAACAATGCCGCCTGCATCTTTAATACTTTTAATTTCATTAGGGAATCGACAATCACTTATAACGATATCGTCTGTTGAACTGCGTAATTTATTTTCTAAACTGGCAATCCACATGTCGTCATGAAATCCGTTGCGGCAAACTTCGGTGCCCCAATGTTGCAATACCCAGCGTGGCGTTAAATGCGGCATGCCTAAACGTTCTGACCACCAGGCATCAACTTCTTCTCGCCATGCTCGAGCTTGTGTTGTACGCCCTTCTAACATAGTACGGTCCCAACCAAATACCATGCTAACAGCATCTTTTAAACTGTTGGCAAAACTTTCTCGTCTATATCCATGAAAATTAGTAAGATAATCGGCAATAGTATCTTTGCCAGAACCAATAAAACCGCACACACCTATAATCATAGAACCTCCTGGATATGACATAGTATATAACAGTTTTGTTACAAGGTCAATAAATTTCTTAGCCTAATACAAAATAATAGCCCGAACCACCTGCTGTATAGTCCATTAATTCTTTGTCTAACTTTTCAATTTCTTCCTTGGCAGCAGACAATAATGCTGTTCCATTTAAAGTGATTGGACTTTGCGGTCCTGCGATGCTGGCAAACTTGCTACGTGCCTCACCCAAAATCTGTTTAGTTGTGGCCAGCGTGTAGTCTTTGAGCCACTGTTTTGCATATGTGTCTTGAAGCAATACCCAGTCCGGGCGGAAGTTATAGCATTGTACTAGAATTTGCTCGCCCTGAGCAAATGGACGTTGTAGGATAGTTAGCAAATGGCTAGTGGGTTTCCATTTGAATTCAATATAACTACCAAACATACGACCAACTAATTTTTGATAACCAGCAAAAGCATCGTATGTGGCTAGCCCTCCCATCATGCTTCCTGACATCAAATATGTGTTGGTATAAGCTAGGTTAAACGGTTCAAATAGCGTACCACCCGCACCAATTCCACTTCTTGAGCCAATAGCTCTACGAAATACTTGACGCACTTCGATAACTTCATCAGGTAATCTATATTCATTTTGATCCTGTATTAGCTCAAGGAACATGTAACTTTCTTCTACAGCATTTGGACTACGCTGTCTGTAGCGATTCAATGCTCTATCTAATGCTGTTTCAACATGTATAGGATCTAGCTCCAGATCAATCATACCGTCGCCCAGCATGGTTTTTACATACTGAAATACATGATTTCGTTCAGCTGTACTATTGCTTTGTGTACTTGGTGCCTTATCGTCCATAATTAGTTCCTCTATGATATTTATCTGTACCATAAATACTAGTATGCCACGCTTATCACTTTATAAACCCGAAAAAGGGTTAGATTACAAATTCGTAGACAGAGAAATATCTGAAATGTTCCAAGCCGGAGGCACTGATCTCTATTGGCACAAATACCTTGGATCTAACAACGATCCATCCATGGCTACAGCAGATAAACCTGCATATGCCAATACTAATCCTGCAAACATTCAAGATTTGTTGTTATTAGAAAATCGTGATAGAACATACGATAAAGAAATTTATAGAATTCGTGGTATTTACAATGTACAGAACATTGACTTTAATCTAAGTCAATTTGGTTTGTTTATAGATAATGATACCTTGTACATGGAAATACATATCAATGACTTTATCAAATATGTTGGTCGTAAACCTATAACAGGTGATGTAATAGAGTTGCCGCATCTACGTGATGAATTTGCACTAAATGACTTAAACATTGCATTGCCACGCTACTATGTAGTAGAAGATGTAGGCCGTGCTAGTAACGGATTTAGCAGCACATGGTTTGCGCACATATACAGATTAAAAATTAAACGTGTGTTTGATAGTCAGCAATTTTCACAAATTTTTGACGCAGCTGCCACTGATGAAAATGGCGA